GTAATTGACCCAGCACTCAAGCGTAATCTCCGACTTTCCGTCGGCATAACTGTCTAGGCCGTTGGCATCGATGTAGTCGTCCGTCCCGTCGAAGTCCTGGCAGTTGCCGACCTTCCCGGCTGCCTGTGTGGACCCGGCCTTCGTCCCGTCGTTCGCGTTCGCCGTCGAGTCGAGGACTTGGGACGCCTCGTTGTAGTCGATCATGTGGTGGACGGCCTCGAAGTTGTCGTCCCACACGGCGGTCGGGTCTTCGCCGTTCGGCGCGGCGTCGTTCCCCCAGTAGATGTAGATCCTGGCTCCCGCGACCGGGAGCGTCGGGATGCGGACCCAGAACGCGCCCGTGGCCGACCCGGACGTGACGGTGAAGTTGTCTCGCTCGAACTTTAGGAGTGTCGTCCCGTCGGCGGCGGTGAATCGGATATCGTCGCCCTGGAAGTCGCACGTCGCGCCGATGACGGTGTTGGCCGTGAACTGGACGAGGACCGGGAAGGCGGTCAACTCCGCGTCGAGGTAGTCGGGCTTGATGAAGATGGGGAGCCGGTAGGACCAGCCGGCCAGGACGTCCGTCCGCAAGGAGGGCAGTGCGCAGGTATCGACCCAGGCCCCGTCGACCAGGATCTCGAGCGAGTGCCGCCGGGAGACGGCTTTCTCGACCAGGTCCGCGGCCGTAAGCGGGGCGATCGCCTGCATGTCAGTTGGCTTCCTTGAGGACCATCGTGCCGCGGTATTTGATCGTCGTCAGTCCGGAGGTCGTGACCTTGAGCGTCGGCCGGCTCCAGGACGCGACGACCACCGCGACGCCCGCGGCCAGCCCCTGGTAGCCGTTGATGTAATTCAGGATCTTCTTGTAGCCGTCGATGGTGTCGAGCGTCGCGCATCCCGCGGCGGTCAACTCGACAAATTCGATCCGCCATGTCCGGCGGGTCTTCTCCGCGAAGTCGTAGCGCCACGAGCTGTCCTGCATCCGGGCGTCCTGAACGCTGTCCTCGGCCTCGGTCGGCAGCTCCTCGGCGACGCCCAGCGGGAGGTCGAGTTCAGACCCGGAGATCCCCAGCTTGAAGTCGGCCATGTCAGTACCTCTCTCCGTAGACCAGCTCGCGGCGCAGGGCCCGGCTGATCTTCGGCGCCAGCTCGTAGATCGCCGCGTCGTCGAGGCGCTGGGTGTGGACGTTCAGGTTCACGTAGACGTTCCCGCCCCCGCGGCCGCCCGTCCTCTCCTTGATGACCGTGCGCTCGATGAGCCGTTCCAGCCGGGCCTCGGGCAGGACGTACTCCGGGCCGTGGCCGACCAGGGCCAGCTTCTCCTCCGTGAAGAATCCGCCGTCCTTAAACTTGAGGATCTTCGAGAACAGGGAGTTGACCACGGCGAACGCTCCGGCGGCCAAGATCAGGTCGAGCGGGAAGGGGACGGACTTGAAGATGTTGGCCATGTGAGAGGCGGTCGCCTCCCCCTGCTTGGCCTTGATGATGCCCTTCGAGATGAGGAGCTGGCGGAGGTACATGGACTCCATGCCCGAGAGAGCCGACTTGATGAAGCTCCCGAACACGTTGCCGATGTTGCCCCAGACCGTGGCGTTGGCGTCGCCGAACGTGACCAGGCCGGCCGTCATCGAGAGCATGGCCGAGTCCCAGTCGGAGGCCATGCCGGAGGCGGCGTCTTTGGCCCCGGCGGCCCCGGTCTTCAGTCCGTCGAACAGGCCCGGCACCTTCTCGGTGAAGTCAACGACCTGTCCGGTCGTGCCGCCGATCATGTCCCCGAGCGAGCCCAACTGGTTCGAGACGGGCGTGATGATATTGAAGTTCCCGCCGAGCGCCCGGAGCAGCCGGAGGTCGTCGTTGAGCTCGGCCACGCGCTGGGCGATTGTCTGGAAGTCTGCGGCCGCCTCCCCCGCGGCGTCGCCGGTCTTCTTGATGGGGAACGGGGCCGCGGCGAATAGCCCGTTCGCCTCGGTCAGATAGGGGTTGAACGCCTGGAGGGCCTGGACGCCGTTCCAGACCACCGCGGTATAGGAGCCGAAGTCTTTTCGGGCCATCTCGATGCGGTAGTTGGCCTGCTTGGCTTCGGCCCCCAGGAGCGTCAGGAACGCCACTCCCTGGGCCAGCCCCTCCATCCCCGGCAGGATCTTGAACGACTGCCGTTTGGCGTTATTGTTCATCCATTCGACAATTTCCTTGACGGCGTTGAGGGACTTCAGGACCAACTCGTTCTCGGTGGTGAACCCGCCGAGAGTTTCCTTGAGCTCGCCGTAGGTCTTCTTCAGGTCGATGAGTCGCCCGCCGAACGTCTTCGTCTCGTCCTCGGCCCGCTGGTAGTAGTCGCCCAGGGCCTTCATCATGGCGGCATGTTTTTCGCCCTCGGTCTTCGCTTCTCGGACGGCCGGGATGAGCATCCCGATGGCCCGATAGTTGCCCTCAAAGCCCTGCGCCACGGCACGGGCCGCGCTCTGGAGGTCCATCTGAAAGACGGACGCCAGACCGATGGCCCCCCGCGTCATCTCGTCGACGCGGTCCGACGTGCCGCGCATGGTGATCATCAGCGACTGGGCCGATTTGATCTGCTCGTCGTCGTAGACGGTCTTCTTCATCAGCTCCGAGGCGTAGGCGCGAAGCCGTCCGGCCGCCCCGCCGGCCGCTTCCCCGACGATCTCGAGCGACGACTCCAGGGCCCGGTCCACCTTCTCGGCCTCTATACCGGCGTCGATGGTGTCGCGGAGCTCGTTCTTGACGGCGCGTACCCCGCCCCTGATGACGTCGGCCGCAAGGGAAGCCGCCGTGAACGACGGGATGAGCTTCCCCATGAGCTCCGATCCGAAGCCCTTCGCGTTCTCCCTGGCCCCCTTCGTCGTCTTGCCGAGGTCATCGACGGATCGGACGAAGTCCTTGAGCTGGCCCCACGCGGCGGCTGAGTCTACGGAGATGACATATTTCACATCGGTTGCCACAGCATCACCTCTCGTCCTCGAACTGTACCCGCAGGCCCGTATTCCTGATCATGTTCAACGCCTGGAGGAACATCCGCTCGCTCGCCGGCTCCATGCCCAGCCGCTCGACCAGCCGGCCGAGCATGCCGGCTTCCATGACGAGCGGCGTCACGTTCTGCTGATACCAGCTCCAGGCCGCCTGCTCGAACGGGCTCATCCTTGCGAACGACCCGGCCAGCTGACATGTCCGGCATCTCCTTGTATCCTCGCCTACCCCGTGCCGGTGTCTGCCCTCGGGGAGCAGGTACTTTCGGACTGTTCGGTACAGCCCGAGGTAGGCCTCTAATTTTTTAGGTAGTTCCTCTCGTCGGCCGCGAAGTCGACGAGCTTCCGGCCAAGGATGAGCTCGAACGGGTTCGGATACGGGATGGCCTTCCCGTCCTTATCCTTCCTCGCCGCTTCCGGCCGTGGGTCCGTGAGCGTCGCGCCCAGCAGCACCGGCAGCACCCGGCGCTTGGCCTTGTCGTCGCAGGCGAGCGGCTCCCCGTCCTCGGTCAGATCCCAGCCGACGACGGCGTCGATTAGGATCTCGCGCACGGCTTTCGACAGCCTGAACCGCTGGCCCGGCACGGCGAAGTCGCCGACCTCGTCGAGCGTGACGTAGTTCACCTTGAGCTTGACCGTGACCGGACGGCCCGCACCGTCCTTGCGGTCGAGCGTGAACTCGATCTCTGCCGTGGGGACGATGTTCTTAATGTCCATCACGCCACATACGCCGAAGACCGGAGGTTCGTAACTTCGATCCAGGGCCGGACGTGGCCGGTCATGCCCGTGGGCGCGGCGGCGGCTTCGAGGCCCTCGAGCTCCAGGACGCCGTCCTTGATGATGTCGGCCAGGGCGATCTTGGGGTTGGCCGTCAGGAACAGGCGCGGGAGGCCGATCTTGAAGGCGTAATGCGTGGTCGAGTGCGCGACCCCGCCCGTGAAGATAAACTCGGCCTTGTAGACGGTCTCGGCCAGGAACGCGGCAGCGTAGGCGGCCAGGTCGGCGGCGTCCGAGAACGTGAGCTTCACGTTGAACTTGGGCCGCCCTTCGGGGGACGGGATTTTGTAGAGGGCCGCTCCGAGGTCTCTCTGCGCCTCGCTCACCCGTTCCATCGTGATCTCGAAGTTGGCCAGCGCGACCTCGTCGCCCGAGTCAAGGGCATCGCCGGCCTGGGTATTCATGCGAAAGACGCCGTGGTCGGCCAGGATGAAGTTGGGGTCAGCGACCTCGGGGGTGAGGGCATTGATTTGCGTCTCACCGTTGACGGTCGAGGTCGAGATCATCTGGTTCCCGCGCATCCCGAGCGAGCCCTGGAGGTAGCCGTTGCTGATCTTAAAGGTCAGCTTCCGGCACTCGCAGTTCGTGATCTCCCAGCACAGGCCAGGCCGCGTGGTGACGAATGTGAAGAAGTCGGTCATCTCATCGGCGAAGTCCCAGACCTGGAGGTAGCCGTTGGTCCCGCCCACCTGGGCCGGGGCCGTGAGGTCGCCCATGAACGCGGCGATCCCGGCCAGGAGCGGTCCGCCCTGATAGTCGAAGGCGAAGTCGTCGGCGATGGGGATCTCCCACTCGACGGCCTCGGTCGGCCCGAGCTCGAAGAGCTTCGGCACGGTGTCGCCGAGCTTCGGCAGCCGCTTGGCCGCACGGTTGGGCTCCGGCCCGCCGTCGTTGCCGATGACCAGCTCGTTCCCCGCGCCCACGGCGTCGGCCACGCCCGCCGTGTCTGCCTGGACCATACCGCACTTGTAGAACCTGTCAGAAAGTCCCGTCGGAAGCGCCATGATGTTCCTCCTAGATAGTGGCGAGCGTCCCCTTGACGATGACGCGCACCCGTTGCTCGAACCAGCCTCTTCCATTCAGGCTGTAATATCCGTTATCGGTCGTAGCCGCCTCATCGAAGAACAGGTTGACCGCGAGCGTCTGGAGCGAGCCCGCCCCGCCGGCGAGGAAGTCCTGGTCGATGGCATAGCGGACGTCGCGGATGGCGTGAGCGATGGCCGCGGCCGGATCCTTCTCATCGACCACCACGCCCTTGATGTTGAAGAACAGCGTCTCGGTCCGGCGGTCCCCGAGCTCCGGAACGGCATCGCCGCCAGAGTCGACGTGGACCGAATAGGCGGGCCCGCGAAGGACCTCCTCGGGATGGGTCATCCGCTTCTCGACGCTGGCCCGCGTGGCGAAGTAGGACGCTCCCTCGCGGATGGCATCCAGCACCGTGACGATGCGGTCGAGGATCTGGACGCGCTTGATCTCTGCCGGCTGGCTCATGTTCTGCCCCCGTAGTCGTCCATATCCAGCGCCTCATCGAGGACGGCCCGCTCGTCCGGCAGGAACATCTCCATCATGCTCATGGTCCCGGTGAACCAATGAGAGGCGGGGATGTGGACCTGGTACTTCAGGACGAACAGGGCCCGGAGCCCCTGCGCGTAGCCGGATCCGCGCCAGCCCGCCCCCCGCGTCTTGCTGAACGCCGGCTGGACCACGATCAGGTTCCCCTTCTTCGAGCGGATGACGAACGAGCCCGGGTAGTCGGCCATCCGGCCCTTGACGCCCTTGAGCGGCACGGTCAGATACGGCCCCAGGTTGGGCTTGCCGACGATGTTCTGGATGGTGAAGTGGGCGTTCTTCGCGGTGACGTCGCCGCCCTGGTCCTGGATCGTCGCGTACTTGACCTCTTTCGTCCCGGCGACCCCGGTCCCGATGACGAGACTCCGGGGGCCCTTGCCGACGAGCCTCTGCATGGAGATGTTGCGGGCGAGCTGGCCGGTCTTGCCGTGGCCCATCGCGTAGCCCCTCTGCATCGCCGCGGCCTTGCGCTTCAGGGCCTTGACGGCGCTGGCGGCCCAGGCGTTGAGGGCCTTGTTGGCCGCCTCTGGCAGGAGCAGCAGGGCGCGGGTCTTCCGCTCGGCGCCCGTCGTGTCGATCTTGATCTCGATCAAATCGAGTACCCCTGGTAACGCTTCAGGACGGCGACGACGTCGGGCAGAAGCCCGGGCTCGACGAGCGAGACGGACCCGCCCTCGATGGACCGCGACGTGTCGTTCCAGCCCTTGAGCTTCGACTTCTGGTATTCGACCGCCGCTTGCTTCGCGCACGCGAGCTGGAGGTCGGCCGGGACCGTGGCGAAGCCCAGGGCTACGGTCGAGATGAGGATCGTCTTGGGGCCCTCGAGCCACACGCCGCCCATCTTGTGGAGGTAGGCCGAGTCGTTCGAGGTGTAGAGGACGAAGTCGGCGGTCAGCCCCTCGGTCAGGAGCGTCCCGTCTTCGGTCACGGTCCCGAGCGCCGCGGCCGGCCAGGCCGGGAGGTACAGGTCCTTCATGCCGTTGCCGTCGAGGTAGAGCGCCGTGGAGGTCGCCTGCTTGATCGTCCGCCCCAGGTACCGCTCGAACTCCTGGGAGACGGAGTTGATGACCATCTCGGCGAGCGACGTCGAGACCTCCTCTCCGAGGAGCCGGGCCAGGTCCGCGACGGCGATGAGGGCGTTCGTGGCCAGGGCCGTGGGCTTGGTAGTGGCGACGACTGTGACCAGGCCCAGGGCGACGTTGATGCCGCCATCGGAGCGGGTGACGAGGAAGGCCACGGAGTACACCCCCGCGGTCGTGGCCGTGACCCAGGAGGAGAAGCCGTCCTTCGCGGCGTTCACGGCCGGGGCTTCAACCGTGATGCCAGTCCCCGGCGTGATCGTTGGCGTTCCGACCGAGTCGACGGTCACTCCGGTCGGGATGTCGTCGCCCTTGTAGGTGACGCCGATCGGCCATCTGCCGCCGACAGGGATAGTCCATTCGCCGGTCAGTTCCATGTGCGTCTCCTGTTGACCGTGACCGTGCGCGAGGCGGTCTTGGGGTAGACCGTCCGCTTCGACCCGCCCACCTCGACGGTCCGCGTCGCGGGCGTAGGGTGAGCCGCGTCCGTATGCCATTCACCGGCGACGCCGTAGACCTCGAGGCCGCCCGCGCCGGATACGGCAGCCGCGTCGGAATGCGATGGAGCGACGATCCCTGTCGCCTCGAGCCCGCCGTACCCTGCCATCGCCGCCGCGCCGGACGCGGCCTTCGAGCCCGACGCCTCAAGCCCGCCCGGGCCCGCGAGGGACGCCACGCCCTGGCCCGCCTTCGAGCCCGCGCCCGTGAACCCGCCCCCGCCCGCGGCCGAGGCCTGGCCCTGGCCGCCCTTCGCGCCGGACGCGACGACAGCCCCGGCGCCCGAAAGCGAAGCCGAGCCCGAATACTGCTCAACCTCCGCCGCCGTCCCGGACGCCTCGGCCAGGCCGGCACCCGTGACCGCGGCCGCCCCGTTGGCCGCCTTGACGCCCTGGGCGGAGATCTCCCCGCGCCCGCCAGCGTCCACCGCGGCCATCGCGGCTTTGATGCCCTCGGCGGTTATCCCTCCGGCGCCTGAGACAGCACCCGGGGACAGCCCGCCCTTTGCGCCGGCCGACTCGACGATCGCGGCGGGGGCTACGATCAAGGCCGCGCCGGAGCCGACGCGCTGGCCCGTGGCGACGACCGCGCCCGCGCCCGTGAGAGACGCGAGCCCGGACATGGCCGCGACGCCCAGGGCCGCGATAGCGCCGACGGCGGAGATGGATGCCGCTCCGCGCCCGCCCTTTGCGCCCGCGGCCGCGCACGCTCCCGCGCCGCCGGTCGAAGCGGAGCCGGAGTAGGACGGGGCTTCCGCCTCTTCAAGCGTGAACTCGACCCACCCGTTCCTTTCGTCCCACGCCCCCTCGGTATCGTTCTCGCCGAAATCGTTGGCGTAGCCGTCGCCGTAAATGGCATAGGCCCCCGTCCCCCCAGCGGAGCCGACGTAATAGGCCCCGAGTTCGACGACAATCCGGTCCCCATCCTGCATAGAGACTTCGTTCTGAACGTGAACGTGCGCCCCGCCCCCGCCGATGCTGAGGTTGTGCGCGGCGGTCGCCGAGGGGTTGTGTCCCTGGTAGAGCGTCCCCCGCACGGTCGCCCCGTCGCCGCTGACCACGCGAATAGCCGCGCCGAGCGTGGTTTCCCCGTTGGCGTCAGCGCTTAATGGAAACTGAAGCTTGAGCGAATCGTCCGGCGTCCACTCATGGGCTGATTGAGTGCCGGAGATGAACTGAAGTGCTCCCCAGGCGATAAGCCATGAATAGGCCCCCCCCCCGACATACGCTCGCTGAGAACTCCCTTTTGTCGAAACGAGAGGGAGGTGAACGTGGCTGCTGGAGTTGTTCCAAAAGTCCGAGAACGCAAGACTAGTGAACGCAGGAGACCCCGTACTGGGGAACCAGAACTTCAGTTGAGTCGCCATGACCTACGCCCCCGCCCTGCTCGCCGCGACCGCCAACCGGGGCCTGTACGGGACGGCCGTCTTGTCGTGGATGCGGCGGAGATAACAGCGCACGGTCGTCTTTCTGATCTGCAACGCCTCGCCTATCTCGCGGTCCGACATCCCCGCCCCGACCATGCCCAGGACGACCCGCTCTTGAGGACAGAGGCGCAAGGGGCCAGGCTCGGGAAAGGACATCGCCTTCCGCACGCGGGCGCAGTCCTCCACGAGGGCGGCGCGTCGGTCATCGAGCGTCATCGCACGGCCTCCCATCGGGCGCGGAAAACCGCCGCTCCGACGACAACGGCGAGAAGGGCCACGGCGAGCATCGTCATGCCTCGGGCGGCCAGCCTCCGGGGCAGTCGGCGGGGTCCGAGTACGCTTCGACCTCGAAGTCGATGCCGATGGGCTCCGCTTCGGCGAGGTCGAACGAAAGCACCGCCTCCGACGACCCCTCAGGGATGGGGTTCACATCGAACGATTCCCTCCCCGCGAAGCCGACGACCCGGAGATAGACCGGGCCCGTGTAGCCCCCGCTTCTATCGAAGAGCACCCGATGCCGAGCCACCGGCACAGCCTCGTTCTGATGAACCTGAGTAAGGACCGGATCAAGCGAAATAGAAAAGGGCTCGGCGGCGAGCACCTCAACCCGGCCCGATGCGCGTGCGATGAGTCCCATGATGCCCCCTCTTATCCGTTGAGGTTGAGCTTCGCGTCGGTCAAGGTGTAGGTCCCCTGCGCGGCGAAGGTCTCCTCGGTCAGGTCGTCGACCGCGTAGAGCGTCCCCGCCGTCGAGGCCGAGAAGAACCCGACGAACGTCGACTTCGCCCCCGTCGGAGCGTTGAACGCGGCCCCGTTGGTCGAGTCGTCCATGAGCCCCAGGGCGGAGGATCCCCAGGCGATCGCCACCCGCGCATAGGCCGGGTCGCCGCCCGTCCATTCCGTGATCTCCTGGAGCGTCGCGTCCGTGATGTCCGCGGTGAAGTTGAGCGCCGCTCCGCCCGAGACCCCGGCCAGCTTGAAGTCGTTTCCGTTCACATCGCGGACGTAGTACGGCTTGAGCGTCTTCAGGCCCGTCCCGCCCGTCAGCGACGTGAACACGACGACGTCGCCGTTCGACAGGCCGTGGCTGGCCTTCGTCAGGACGTCGGTGTCCGCTTCGCCGGTGACGCCCGTGAGCGCGGTCGCGCCCGTGAACATCCCGACATGAGTGATAAGGGCGCCTAGGGCGTCCAGCATCGCGTTGTTGCCCGCATCGGAAAATGCCATGATCTCCTCCTCCTCAGGCGCGCTTCCGGCGCCCCGGTTCTTTGATCTGCCGGTCGACCGGCGCTTGTACGATGTCCGCCACGAACACTCCGGGGAAGTCTCCCAGGAGCTTCCCGGCCTCCTGATCGCTCAGATCGACCGATCCGCCGGCCGGCACCGTGATGAGCTGGCCGTCGTGGGATCCGCGGTAGACCGGGATGTAAGGCGTGCCCTTGAAGGTGATTCGCATCTCGCACCTCTCAGCAAAAGATGGCCAGGGAGAGGGCCTTGCGACCCCCTCCCTGACCTTGCGTACATCTCTTGCCTGCCCTGACTCAGGCGTTGTAGTCGTAGTACTCGATCTGGAGCACGGCGCCGGCGAGGGCCAGGCCGTTCCCGGTCTTCGTGACCTTGAGCGACAGGGTGTCGTCCGCGGCCAGGATGTTGGCCCCGGCGGCGGTGGCCACGACCATGTCGGCGAAGGTGCCGAGCGTGAGGGTCGTGCCGGCCGAGGTATCCGGGCCGTTCGCGATCGCGGCGACGACGACCGACCCGTTCTTCACCTCGAAGGTGTTGTAGTTGGTGTTGGCTCTCGTGCAGGTCGCGTCGACGCCGATCTTGATCGCCGTGATCTTGATGGCATGGTCGACCTTCCAGAGGGCGTAGAGGAGCGCGTCGGAGTCGATCGCGACCGCGCCGAGGAAGATCGTCTTGGTTTGCTTAACGTACTGGCGCATGATTCTCTCTCCTTATCAGGCCACGTTGTAGCCGATAGCGATCGTCTGGACGGCCGCGGCGGGGGTCCACCGGGCCTGGAAGGCCTTCCGGAAGCTCATGATGAGCTGGTTCTGGTCGACCTCGGCCTCGGCCTTGAAGGTCAGCTTGACGCCGCCCCTGGTGCCGAGCATGAAGCCGCGCCGGTTGACGATGATGAGCTCGGTTTTGGTGGTCGTCGAGCCGTCGTAGACGCCCGTCGCGTTGAGGTTCTCCCGGATGTACTCCGAGATGATGATCGGACTGCCCAGGAGCTTTCCGAGCTCGCCGTTGAGCACGACGGCCTGGGGGCCGTACTTGTCGACGGTGATGACGTTCGAGTCGCCCCGGAACTTGCTGTAGCCGACGCCACCCGTGATAAAGGCGAGTTCCGCGGGGTTGATGCCGTACTTGCCCATGAGCGTGATGAACGCCTGGACGTGAGAGGTCGCGGTCCAGGTGGCGAGGGATGCCTTGGTGCCCGAGGGGCAGAGGTCGCGCAGGCCATTCCAGGCCTTCCGGCGGTCCTTGCTGTCGACGACGTCCGAGTCCATGTGGGTGGCCGTGGTGTCGCCGTTGAGGATGATGTCCTCGATGCACTCGGCGCCGGCCGTGACCAGGTCCGCCCGGAGAGCTTCGATGACCGGGACGATCGAGTCCTCGACGAGCTCGTCGGAGAACAGGATCCGGGCCTTCAGCTTCTTGGCGGTCAGGGTCTGGTCGCCGGTCGCGGGGGTCGAGGAGGGCGAGGCGGCGGGCTCGTCCGAGGTGGACTCGCCGACGAAGTAGAAGTTGGACGCGGAGAGGCCCCCGAAGTAGGGCATCTTCCAGGGGTTGGACGGCATGGCGAAGTCGTTGAAGAGGGAGGCGACCTTGGCCTGCAGCCGGAACTTCGAGATGAAGTCGGCCGACAGCAACGTCGGGACCCACTCGGACCCCTCGGTCGCGGTAGCCGCGTCGAGCGCCTTGGAGAGGGCGGACGAGCGGCCGAGCGTGTTGTCCCACATCTTCAGCTGCCGCGGGCTCTTGCCGAGCAGGGTGGCGACGATGTAGGCGTTCTCCGCGAACTCCTGCAGCTCGCGCTCGACCTCGTTCAGCTGACCGGACATGGTCCGGACGCCGTGGGGCTGGTTCATGATGTCCGTCATGGAACGGACCTTGACCCCGCCGGCGTCGACCAGGTCGAGCTTGCGGACCGGGGCCGGGGCGGGGGCGGGCGCGGCGAAGGCGGACTTGGCCTTGTCGTAGAGGGCTTGCTCCTCGTCCGTCAGCTTCTCGCCCTTGGCCAGTTTTTCGAAGATCTTTTCGAGCATGCTACCTCCTGTGGTGTGCTCTGGTGTGGATTCGGGGGCCGACGCGATGGCCGGCTCCTCGTGATGTATGGGCTCGGGGGTCAGCCCCCTGGATCCGGGCTCGGCAGCGGCCGCGCCTTCTTCCTTGACCACGGCGATACCCGCGGCGGGATCCGCGTGGGCCGGCCGCGGCTCGACGGACTCGGGCTCCGCGGTCTTCATGTCGAAGAACTTGACCACGGCCCCGGAGATCCGGCCGCTCTTCAGCTGGTCGTTGACGGCGTCCTGGTGGGCCGGGATGATGACCGACGAGTACTCGATGAGCGACGAACGCTTGAAGTCATAGCTCTTCGTCTCCTTGATCTCCGTCCACTCGTCGACCATGAAGCCGATCGACCAGCCGATCAGCTTCTGGACTTGGAGGAGCCAGTTGTCGTTGATCAGGTCCTTGAGGGCCTGGCTCATGCCCGGCGTATCGACCGAGAGGAACTGGGTCCCGGCATAGAGGATGTCCCCCTTCCGCTCGAACCCGATCCCCTTCCCGATGACCGGGATGGGGTTCATCGACCGATAATCGTGGCCGTAGAGGACCCCGGGCTTCTTCAGGAACTGGTCGACGTTGATGCCTTCGATCCGGACGATGTCGCCGTATCGGTCCGGGACCTCCCGGGTGATCGGGTGCCAGAGGATCCGCTTCTCCTCGTCGATGGACTTGAGCTCGAGGCCGTCCATCGACAGGGGCCGGAACAGCTTCTCGCCGCGCTTGATGATTCGATCCATGTCAGACCTCCCCAACGACCGGATAGGTCGTACAAAGGCAGTTGATGACGTTGCCGGCCTCTCCGGCCGTATCGCCGGGATAGGCCAGCTGCTCGCCGTCGACCGTGAAGTCCTCATCGAGTCCGACCTCCTGGCCGTCGGCGTCGATGTGGGCCTGCCGGCTGTCCTCGACCTTGGAGCAGAGCCAGCCCTTGCGGTCGACATATTCGTTTTGACGATAGCCCTCGGTCCCGCCCCAGTTCTCCGTCCGGCACATCTCGGTCCGGGAGATCCGGCGGGCCTCCCACGGGGCCCGGTCCTGGAGCTTATCCTTGAGCGCGTTGGCTACTTCTTGGACGGTCGGCGACACGTTCTCGGCCCCGATCTTCACGAGCTCGGCCTGGACGACCTTCCACGTCGTCTCGTTGAAGTACTGGGCGGCCTTCTCGATCTGGGCCCGGAGCTTCGCCAGATGCTCCGGCGAGACCTTGAACTCGTCGGCGTCCTTGAGCTTCCTCTCCTCGGGCGGGATCCAGACCATCCCCTTGGTCGCCTGATAGCCGGCATTCCCGGCCCGCTCGAAGGCCTGGCGATAGCGGGCCTCGAACTTCGAGACATAGGCCTTGGACTCGGCCTCGACGTCGAGAAGATCGGCCGCCTTGATGGCTTCGACGGAGCCGGCCGCAAGGGCCGCCTCGAAGACATCGCCGGCCTGGCGCTTGAGGTACTTCTCGACCTCCGGGACGAGCGCCCGCTCCATTGAGACGATCCGCTTCTCGAAGGCCTGCCAGAGAGCCGCCTTGCGCTCGTCGGTTGTCCAAAACGAGCCCTTCGGCTTGTCGTCGCCGGCCTTGCGCTCGGCGGCCCGCAACCGGGCGGCGGCCCTGGTCTTCGCCGTCGAATCCTCCCCGACCGGCAATAGGGTCATGGACATGTAGTACTGATCGCCGCCCGGGTAGCCCTCCTCGTTGAAGTACTGCTTGATGAGCTGGTTCGGGGTCCGCATCCCGCAAGAGATGAAGTTGTTGGCGATCCGGCTGCGCCGCTCGTCGTCCTCCTGCAGGACCTTGATCATCGAGAAGTCGTACTCGAACCAGTACCGCTCGTCGAAGAGCGGTGCCAGGCGGAGGGTCAACTTGTCGGCGACGATCCCCAGGATCGGGATCTCCTCGTCCTCCCAGAACTTCTTCTGCTGGACCTCCATGTTGGAGTAGTTCGCGTACTCCAGGAGCCCGACGATCGAGGGGGGCACCCCGGCGCCGGCCAGGAACTCCTCCCGGTTCATCTTCCGGAGCTCCGGATACTGGATATCCTTGATCGTCTGGTCGCCGATCTTGGCGATGTCGATGCCGCCCCAGAGCAGGCCCGGGCGGTTGCCTTTCTTCGGGCCCTGGTGTCGCTCGTCCCAGGCCTTGAGGAAGTCCTTGCGCTGCTGGGGATTAATGTCCCCGGGTGCTTTGAACGCGAAGGGCGGCGTCGCGTCGTTGGCCATGAAGTTCCGCATGAACGTCACAGCGTTGGCCTCGAGGACGGCGGTGTTCGCCAGCGGCTCCATCATCCCCATACCGGTGACGTAGCTGGCCGGGCTCGGAAGCCGGAAGTGGATGATGTCCGACGCCGGGATCTTGCGGGCCTTCCCGTTCGGGCTCTTGTACTCGTACTCCGTGACGGCCCCGGTCGCGTCGGTCAGCGGGGTCATCCGCTCCGGCTTGACCCACCAGATCTCAACCGGCGGGTTCTGTGGCGAGATCGGCTGGCCCTCCTTGGTCCCGACCAGGTTCCAGTAGGCGTTGCCGAGGATCTTGAGACAGATGACCGTGATCTGGATGAGCTCCCTGTAGCTCGTGTCCGGATTCGGATACTCGACTAGATCGTTGACGGCCTCGCCCGTAACCTCCTGCTGCTCGGTGCCCTTGGAGCTACGCGTCTCTTTGTAGCATCGGAGGGCAGGCTTCGTGGCCCCGATGGCCAAGGCCGTCCCCGCGGCGTAGACCCAGGGCATCGTCTGGTAGCATCGGATGAACGTCGAAAAGTCGGCGATCCGGTCGGTGTCTGCCCGGTGGTCCGGCTGGCTCGCGGCCTCGTCCTCCATGTAGCCGACCGACTTTTGCTTGACGCCCCCCGCCTGGACAAATCCGCGCTTCACGAGCCACTTGTCGATGAGCCCCATCTCAGTCGTCCTCCTGGTTGCCGGCATCAAACCCGATCGACGCGCGGGGATCGGAGAAGCAGAGCAGGAAGGCGTCCGCCTCGTCGGGGCTCCGGAATCCCCGGGCCTTGTATTCGTCCTTCGACTCGACGCCGCGGCGGCCCTTCTTGTCGAGCGGCCTCGACTTCCGATTGACGAGCTCCGCCTTGAGCCGGTCCGAAGCCGCACAAGCGATCTCGCCGACGATCCGCCCGACCTCGAACCACATCTCCGAGATGGCGTTCGTGTACTTGTCCGGCGCCTGGGCCACGGCCCCGAAGTTGACCGGCACGACCGCAAACCCTTTCGACTGGAGGTGGTCAACCACGCCGCCGCCGACCCCCGTGTCGTCGATCTTGATGCGGATCGTCTTATCCTGGCCGGCGAACCGGGCTACCTCCTCGGCGATGTAGACCGTGCGGGCCTTCTCCGGGAGCTGGGGCGTCGAGATGATCTTCTGGCCGACGACCTTCATGCCCTTGCGGCGGTACATGACCGTGTCGTCCGTGCCGCCCCGGGCCACGTCGACGCCGATCTCCTCCGCGCCCGTCGAGTCGAAGCCCTCTCGCTTCCCGTTCTCGAACATCTTCTCGACCTGGGAGAGCTTGATGATCGAGTCGGCGCCGGCGTCGCAGATCTCGCCCTTCACCTTGGTCAGGTAGAGCGGCGAGTCTTCGCCCCACTCCTCCCGGCACTGGTCGATATACTTCGGCGTGGCGATCTGGATGATCGCGTCCTTGGGGTCGATCGTCTTGCGGCGGAAGACATCGGGCCTCGAGGGGTCCGGGATGTCGATGGCCTGGAACTTCTCGCCCGTGACGAAAGGAGAGTCGAAGGCTGAGACGTGGATCCGGCTCCAGCCGTGGCTCTCGGAGGTGAAGATATTGTGGTACTGCTCCCCGACCTGGACGCCGTCCGTCGTCGAGAGCACCAGCCAGCGGCAGAACCCGCCCGTCATTGAGCCCCGGACCGAATCCCAAAGCCACTGCGGGATCCCCTTGGCCTCGTCGAAGATGAACAGGATGGCCGGCGAGTGCCAGCCCTCGGCCCGGGCCGGCTTGTCCGTCGAGAAGCCGATCGCGTAGTGGTCCGGATCGTCCGTCTTGACCTCGGTCTGAAGACACTCGCCCTCGAGCTCGATGCGGCTCCGGGCGTAGAGCGCGTTGATCTCCGGCCACAGGAGCTTGGCCATCTGGGTCCAGGTCGGAGCCGTGGTGACGACCTTGGAGTTCGGGACGCAGTTGAGGAACCAGGCGGCGACCTCGGCCGCGGCGAACGTCTTCGAGGCGCCGTGACAGGCCCGGACGGCCGTCTTCTCGTTGTCCCGTACCGACCGCAGGATGGCCCGCTGTTTCGACCAGGTCATGTGGCCCAGGGCCCACTCGACGAAGAAGACGGGGTCGGCCTGGCAGCTCTTGTAGAGCTCGGCCATGACCTGGCGCGTCTCCCGGTCAGTCGCCGCTTCCATCCTCGACTTCCTTCGCGGACTGCTTCATGTCCGTGATCGACAACTTCCCGTTGAGGGTCAGGTTGCCCTCGACCCTGGTCGGGAACAGGCCCTGGTGCTTGCCCAGAAGCTCAAGGGCTCCGAGCTTCGAGTGCATCTTGAACGTGACCTTGGAGTTGATGATCGAGTCCTGGCCCCTGGCGTCCTCCCTGATCATCCGGTCCTCACGGACCATCTCGAGGGCACGGCTGGCGCCGGCCGGCAGCTCGTCGAACGACTTGGCCCGGATCCCGCCCGTGTCCTGGTCGACGTCCAGGTAGTTCTGCAGGTCTCCCCGGCCGATGAGCGTCAGCTCCTCGAGGATCTCGTCCCGGGTCATGATGGCCTTGTTCTCGCGCCGCTCCCTGGCGGCCTCGATGGCTTTGCGTACCCGAACATTCCCCAACAGCCGGGGGCCCTGGACGTCTGCCGTCTTTTTGCTGTACCCTGCCCGCTTGGCCGCGGCGGTAGCGTTGAGGTCCACGAGGTACTCGTGAACGAACAGCCGCTGCTTCGGGGTCAGGGTCTTCTTCACTTCTTCTCCGTCACGTGCTCGTCGATCTTCTTCTCGATCCGATCGAGTGACTGGACGTTCCTGTCGGCCGTGGCCTTTAGCCACGCGATGTCGGCCGACACGGTCTTGAGCGGCTCCACCACGGCCTCGAGCCGGGCGATCCGTTCCGTGTTCGAGCGCGTCTCGTTCATCGTGGACAGCATGAGCGTCAGGATGGCCCCGCCGAGGAGACTCAGCCCGACCTTGAACAGCTCGCGGATGTTGTGCCTCGCCTGCTCGGTCATGGACCCGCTCCGGGCGTCAGCCGGCGATGAGAAGCGATATCCACCCGATGGCCAGGAGCGCCAGGAGCACGTTGTCGAAGATGCGGAGCATCGGCTCCTCGAACTTGTGCCACTTGTTGACGTAAAAGTAGCCGGCGGCGATGAAGACGGGAAGGAAGAATTTCAGAAAGGTAGCCATGTTCGTCTCCTTACCTGGTGATGATCGAAGCGGCGGCTGCCGCTCCAGCGATGAGCGCGACGGTGCGCCACGTCTTCGCCCCCTTGAGTGCGGAGCGGTATGTCCCGGCCAGGCCCTCGGCGGCGATGCGGAGGGCGCGTTCGTTCTCGTACTGCTTGCGCCAGGCCGTGCTGATGTCCACCTGGGCCGCGTACTTGGCCGCCCAGGCGTCTATGACCTTGTCCCGGTCGGCGATGATGGCCGTCGCCAGCGTGAACATCCCCTCCAGCCGCGTCACCCGCTCCCGTAGTGCGATCACCGTGGGCAGGGCCTCGACATCCGGGGTAGAGGGCGGGACGGGTTGGGCCACGAGCGCGGCCAGCCGGTCTATCTCCGCTTGCTTATGCGCGGCATCTTTGGTCACCTGACCAATGACCTTGTCCTTCTCGGCTATCGTCTCGTCGCGCTCGGCGATGATGCCCTGCTGGATGGCGTGGTCGGCTTCCTTCACCTTCTTCAGCTCGTCGTAGGCGGCCTGGGCCTTCATGAGCTTGGCGCGGGACTGAAAGGCCCGGTCGGCGAAGTACATCACCAGCAGGACGGCGGCGATGACGACGGCCACGGGCCAGGCGCGTTTCACTTCGTGACACCGTTCTTGTAGGTGTAGACCGCGTCGGTCGCCGTGAGGCCGCCGATGAGGATCAGCGCGGCGGTCCCGGTCTTCTCGAGCAGGATCTGGACGAGCGTCGCGTCGAAGTGGAGGATGGCCTGGAGCGCGACCATCAGCGCGGCCCCGATGCTCCAGACGATGAAGATCTTGACCCGTCTGTTCTCGGTCATGTTCGCTCCTCGGAATGCTCCCGGTGCCACTGCATGTGGTCGGGATTCGAGTCAAACCTCATCAGGTTCTCGATGCGGTTGTCGTCCTTGATGCCGTTGATGTGGTGAACGACTTCGGTCGGTAGGAGCACGCGGCCGAGGTGGGCCTCCATGACCAGGCGATGCTCCATGACGTAGCCCTTACAGTCGGCGTATGGATGGCCAGGGCTCAGGATCTGGACGTAGCCGCTGGGCGTCACGGTCCGGCCGCCATTCCAGTGATTCCGATGGCCCTTCCCGAGTTCCGACAGTCGGGCGCGCGTCTCGACTGAATGATGATGGCCCTTGTGATATTGATTCCCGCGATGGGCGGCCCCGATCTTTGCCCTTGCTTCCGCTGAAAACGTTCGACCTTTTTGCGCGGCTGACATCCTGGCGCGGATTTCCGGGGTAGTCTTCTGTCCTTTCTGCATCAGGCGATTTCCTTGAGCCAAGACTCGACGGCGGCGCGGATTGCGGTCGCTATTTCTTCCCGCCCTTCGGGGTCCATGAGTATTTCCGCATCGCTCTCGTTTGTGATAAATCCACATTCCACGAGCACGGCCGGGGCCGTCGTGTGGCGGAGGATGTAGAAGTCCTTCTCCCGGTCCGGATCGCCGTCGTCCAGATCCTCGCGGCCGCAGAGCAACGTCCCGAAGAGCAGATTCGTGTAGATGAGCGTCGAGAGCCGGTCTGCCGGCGTCTGGCCGCGGGTCGTCCAGACCTCGTAGCCGTCGGCCGACGGGGCGGCCGCGGCGTTGCAGTGGAAGCTCAGGACGGCCGTGGCGCCGGCTTCGTTGGCCAGGCGGGCCCGGTCCTCGAGCGAGAGATAGACGTCCGTCTCGCGGAGGAGCAGGACGTCGAAGCGGGCCCCGGAGCAGGCGGACCGGAAGGCGTGGGCGAGGAGGAGATTGAGCTCCGCTTCGCGGAGATCGAGGAGTTCGTTCACCGCGCCGGGATCCCGCCCGCCGTGGCCAGGGTCCACCACGACGAGCGGGCGCTTGCGTCCGTTCATGCCGGTCTGGCGCCGGCCTTTAGGCGGCGGGCGTCGACGGGGTATTCGTGATCTTCTTGATCAGGTGGAAGGCTCCGGTCGCTTCGCCGATGACGCACACGCCATAGACGATGAACTTCGGCCAGATCCAGGGGCTCATGGGGTGCAGGATCCCGAACCAGATCGCGGTGACCCCAAGGCTCATGATCACGGAGAAGATGAAGGCGTCCACCCCCTCGGCGAAAAAGGCGATCTTCTTCTTGACGATCTGGACGATGACGCTCACGATTCCGCCGCCGACGATGGCGACGATGCCGAAGAGGGTGACGGGGTCGACCTCGACG